TCAACAAACAGTAGTTAGCGATACTGCTCCTACTAATCCTAAAGGTGGAGATTTATGGTGGAATTCAACAGATTTAAAACTTTATATCTATTACAATGATGCAGATAGTGGACAATGGGCATCTGTTAGAACTGAAGGTGCCCAAGGGCCCGTAGGTAGTAAAAGATCATTCACTAATATAAGTTCATTTACAAACGGAAAATATGTTGGTGAACTTGCAGTTGCAAATGACACAAAAGCAGTATATATGTGGGATGGAAGTGCTTGGAAAAGATTTAATGTAGGTGCAGACGAATTTCCTAGTTTCACTACACAACCTTCATCAACACTTAATCTAAGTCCAGGAGCAAATTCAACAATAACAGTTGCGGCCGAAGATCCAGAAGGATTTCCCATTACATATTCTCACATGTTAACACCATCAAATCCTAATTCAGTAACAAGTATTACAAACTCTGGCGGTACATTTACATTAGTGCCTTCATCGAACACAGCACATACTGATAGTTTTGTAATTAAATTTTTAGCAGATGATGGAGTACATAAAACTGTATCAACATCAACTTCTGTTAGTATTAGTCATTTTAGCGGAGTATTTGCAATGTGGGCTGATGGCACTGTAATCAAAGCACATTCTGGTGCTTCAGTAGCTACTAATGGAACAACATCTGTATCAGATTCAACCATTTCCCGAGATGGGCTTCGAATTGCAGATGCTGGTGATTACATATCATTTACTGGTTTACCAGATTTTAAACTTGATCCTGGCTCTAGTGATAATTATATTGTATGGGCTATGAAATTTCCAACACCTTTAGATGCTTACGGCTATGGAATGGTAATTAGAGATATGAATAACCATAATGTAGGTTTTATTGATAGTATGAGGTGGTTTGGAAATGGCTATTATGCCGCTGGCGCCGTAAACAGTAGATGGTATATGTCATTGCAGGGTGGTGCAGGGTATAATACTCAGTTAGCCGGCAATGGTGGATTTCCAAATTATGGGGCCGATAAATACTGGGTTTTTGTATCAAAAGGTGGATTTGGAACTATGCCTTACGTAAAAGAAGTTGGAGGAAGTGGTACAATGGCTCGGTTAGAGCGAGGAAGTACTGGAGAAGGAAGAACAGGATACGCTGGTTCTGATAACAATCAGATAACATTCTTTGGAGGTTCACCACATAATAATAGTATTGCAAATGTATCTGGTGGCAGTAATAATGAAGGCTCTTGGAAAATTGATGTAGCGGCTGTGGCTGTATATCCATCATCTATGGGTACTGTGGAACAAGTTGCCGCTGATTTCGCAACAGTAATAGGTTCATAAGTATTAGTATTATAAATAGTGACATAATTAGCATAAGGAAGTAGTTATGTCAACCCCTAATTCAAAAGCAACACTAAAAGATTATTGTCTCAGAAGACTAGGACATCCTGTAGTTGAGATAAATGTTGACGATGATCAAGTAGATGATAGAATAGATGATGCACTTGCGTATTATAGAGATTATCATTATGATGGTACAGAAAGAACATTTCTCAAACATCAAATAACTTCTACAGATGTAACAAATCAATATATATCAGTACCAACAAATATAAGTGGTGTAATAAGAGTATTTCCGCTAGGCACTGGTTTGAATGCAAATAATTTATTTAATCTAAGATATCAATTAACACTAAATGAAGTATTTGATTGGAGTAAGTCATCTTTTTCTGGTTATGTTTCAAATATGGAAAATATAGCGTTGATGGAAGAAATATTTGTAGGCAAACAAGGAATACGTTTTAATAGACACACAGATAGATTATATATTGATATGGACTGGAGTTTAAGAGCAACAGTAGGTGAGTATATCATAGTAGAGTGTTACAGAGTTCTAGATCCAGATGTATATACTTCAGTATGGGGTGACTGGTGGTTAAGACAGTATACAACACAACTTATCAAACGTCAATGGGGCGAAAATCTTAAAAAGTTTGAAGGTATGCAACTTCCAGGTGGTGTACAGTTTAACGGACAAACTATCTGGAGTGAATCTGAAGAAGAAATAAAAAGACTAGAAGAAGAAATAATATCAAAGTTTTCCATGCCTGTTATGGACATGATTGGATAGTACAATGCCCACTAATTTTTATTTTGACAATTTTGCTCATCAAGGCCAGCAAAATTTGATAGAAGACTTGATTATCGAGTCCATAAAAATTTATGGTTATGATTGTCATTATATTCCTAGAACAATAGTAAAAGAAGATAATCTTTTTGGTGAAGATGTACTATCTAAATTTGATAATGCATATCCACTAGAGATGTATATTAAAAATGTTGAAGGTTTTGATGGAGAAGGAGAATTTTTATCTAGATTTAATGTAGAAGTAAGAGATCAAATAACATTTTCAATTGCACAAAGAAGATGGCAAGAAGAAATTGATCCCTCATCATACAAAACAGATAATCAAGGTGATAATATACTAAGGCCTACAGAAGGTGATTTAATTTTCTTTGGTATGACTGGACAGCTTTATGAAATAAAATATGTAGATAAGCAACCTATTTTTTATCAAATGGGACAATTACAAATGTATGATTTTCGGTGTGAGTTATTTGAATATAGTCATCAAACAGTTAGTACAGGTGTTAAAGCAATCGATGACTTGGCCGCAAGACATACTATAAATGTATTAAACTTTCAAATTCTTCTTGAAGCATTTAAAGAAAGAGCCACAGCAACAGCAACAGTTACTGGAGACAAAGTAACAGCTTTAACACTAGGAAATGTCGGAGATTACTCTCTTGTGCCTACAGTTACAATATCTGCACCGCCAGCGGCTCAAGTTGCAGTTGCTACATCGTCATTAACAGGAACTTCTGTAACTGGAGCAACAATAAACTCAAGTAATAGAGGAACAGGATATCAAACAAGTGTTCCAGTCACGTTCTCAGCTCCAGAAGAAGCTGGTAGAATTACAGCACAAGGTGTTGCCGCATTGAGTGGAGGTTCTGTTGCAAGTGCTACAGTCACAGTTGCAGGTACTTTTTATACAGTTGCTCCGCCAGTCACTGTTAGTGCATCACCTACAGGTGACGATGCTGTACTAGTATCATCAATAGGCAATAACTCTGTTTTAAATCTTACTGTAATAAGTGGAGGTTCTGGATATTCTTCTATACCGACAATTACAATAGGAACACCAAATAGTGCTATACATTTTACAGCTACAGGCACGGCAGTTCCTGACTCGAAAGGAAATATATCAAGTATTACAATAACTGATGGTGGTAAATATTATCAAAATCCACCGACAATTACAGTAGGCAATCCACCAGATTCCGTTAGAGCAACAGCTACAGCTTCACTTTCAGGCTCGGCAGTAAGCACAATTAATATAACAAATCAAGGACAGGGTTATATTAATTCTGATGGTACAGATTTTATACCTACAGTAACATTCACAGTCGAATCGCTTGTTGGTGGTATAAAACTTGAAGATGATGACGGATTGCTATTAGAAGTTACAGCAAATACTGTTAATGTAAATAGCACAGCAAACAATGAATTTTTTGAAACAAGTAAATCGGGTTTTATAGATTTTTCAGAACTTAATCCATTTAGCGAAGGAACTGATTGGTAATGTTTGGACAATTTCACTATCACAGCGCCATAAGAAAATATATTATCATGTTTGGTAATATGTTCAATGATATTGATGTTGTTAGATTTACTTCATCAGGCCAAAGTCAACAACAACTTAGAGTTCCAATAGCTTATGGGCCCAGAGAAAAATATCTAGCTAAATTAAGAAGTGATCCTGACGGAAGAAGAGAAATAGCTATGGTTCTTCCTAGATTATCATTTGAATTGACATCTATGAATTATGCACCAGAAAGAGTTTTAAATAGAACACATAAACAATTAGGAATAGGCGGTGGTAATAACACATTAAGACAAACATGGACACCAGTGCCTTACGATTTAGACATGTCATTATACGCAATGTTTGCTAATCAAGAAGATGCAGTACAAGTTGTAGAACAAATATTACCATATTTTCGCCCAGAGTGGACTAATAGTGTAAAAATAGTTCCTGAACTTGATACTTATGTAGATGTACCAACAATACTAAATGGTATGACAATAGAAGATACATATGATGGTGATTTCGATACACGTAGAGCAATAATATATACATTTACTTTTAGAATAAAAGGATACTTATTCGGGCCAGTAACAAACAAAGGTATTATACGTAGAACACTTGTAAATACCTTTAATCCTTCGTCAAATACTGCCACAGGAAATGTTATTATAAAAACAACAGATACAAAATTACAAAGAATGACATTGACACCAGGATTACTTGCAAATGGTTCGCCAACAGCTAATAGCACTGCCAGTATACCAATTACACAAATAAGTGCAAACTCTAATTATGGATTTGCTTTTGATAGGGAAGATTTTTTTAACTAATGAAAAATAATGTGACAGACGGACTAAACAAAGTTTTCGAGGTGGGAACAGATTTAGTGGAAGTAGATAAAGAAAATAAACAAGCAGATGTACCTGAAGATGTTGATAACGATTACAAATATGCAAGAGAAAATTTGTATGGTGTTATTGAAAAAGGTACTGATGCACTAGATAATTTAATTGACTTAGCAAAAGCAAGTGAACATCCTAGAGCATTCGAAGTCGTAGCACAACTTACAAAAACACTTGTAGATGCAAATAAAGATTTACTTGATATACAAAAGAAAGTAAAAGATTTAAAGAGAGAAGATAAAAAAGAGAATCCTAAAAATGTAACAAATGCTTTATTTGTTGGTAGTACTGCCGAGTTACAGAAGATGATATCTGGAAGGAATGATGATGTATGAATATAATGTAAAAGTGGTAAAAGTGATTGATGGTGATACAGTAGATGTAGACATCGACTTAGGTTTTGGTGTTTGGTTACATAAAGAAAGAATACGACTATATGGAATAGATACACCTGAGTCAAGAACAAGTGATACAAAAGAAAAGTTTTTTGGACAAAGAGCAAAAGCTTTTCTTACTAAGTGGATAACAGCCGGTGATATCACATTACGAACAAAGACATATGATGCGAAAGGTAAGTTTGGTAGAATACTTGGTGAGTTATGGTACGCAGGTAAACACAATATAAATCAGAAGATGATAGATGAGCATCACGCAGTTGCATATCATGGACAATCAAAAGAAGAAATAGCTGAAGAACATCTAAAGAATAGAGAAATAATACTAGAAAAAGATCCAGTAAGATAATGGTTAGTCAAACATATTTAGGTAATCCAAATCTAAAAGCAAAATCTGTTCCTGTTTCTTTCACTAAAGAAGAAGTACAAGAATATGTAAAATGCTCTAAAGATCCTATATACTTTGCAAAGAAGTATATAAAAATTATTAATGTTGATAAAGGCCTTGTTCCATTTAACATGTATAATTTTCAAGAAGATATGGTAAATTCTTTTAATAATAATCGTTTTAATATATGTAAATTACCTAGACAGTCAGGAAAATCTACAACAGTAACAGCTTATATACTTTGGTTAATACTATTCAATGATAGTTTAAATATTGCTATACTTGCAAATAAGGGTTCTCTTGCTAGAGATTTGTTGGGTAAAATACAATTCGCTTATGAATATCTCCCTCCTTGGTTACAGCAAGGTATTGTTGTGTGGAACAAAGGTAATATAGAATTAGAAAATGATTCTAAAGTTGTGGCGGCCGCTACGTCATCTTCTGCTATTCGTGGGGGTTCTTATAATCTTTTATTTTTAGATGAATTTGCTTTTGTTGCTAATAACTTAGCCGAAGAATTTTTTAACTCAGTGTATCCTACAATATCTTCTGGTGAGTCTACAAAAATTATTATTGTATCAACACCAAATGGTATGAATCATTTCTACAAAATGTGGACTGATGCTGAAGAGAAAAATAGTCAATATATTCCAATGGAAGTTCACTGGAGCGAAATACCAGGAAGAAATGAAAAATGGAGAGAAGAGACAATCGCAAATACTTCTGAAGAACAATTTAGACAAGAATTTGAGTGTGAATTTCTTGGTTCTGCTGGCACACTTATACATCCAACTAAACTAAGAAATTTAGCACACGTAATACCAATGAAAAAATGGCAAGACGTTGAGATATATGAAGATCCCTTACCGAATCATATATACACAATGTCTGTTGATGTGTCAAGAGGAGTTGGTTTAGATTATTCTGCTTTTGTTGTAGTTGATATAACAGAAATGCCATATAAGATGGTAGCTAAGTTTAGAAGTAAAGATATTTCACCCCTTTTATATCCAACTATTATATACAATGTAGCAGGACATTATAACGAAGCATATGTTCTTATAGAAATAAACGATATTGGACAACAAGTAGCTGATATTTTACATCAAGATTTAGAATATGAAAATATACTAGCAACTGCTGTAAAAGGTAGAGCAGGCCAACAAATTAGTGGTGGATTTTCTGGTGGTTCTTCTATGGGAATCAGAACAACAAAACAAGTAAAAAGAATAGGTTGTTCTAATTTAAAAGATTTAATTGAGCAAGATAAGTTTATTATACAAGATTATGATACAATTGTAGAACTATCAAGTTTTATAAGTAGAAATGGAAGTTACGAAGCCGAAGAAGGCACTCATGATGATTTAGTAATGTGTTGTGTTTTATTTTCTTGGTTAGCAAAACAAACTTACTTCAGAGATATCACAAATACCGACATAAGACAAAGAATATACGATGAAAAGCTTAGAATGTTAGAAGATGATGCTCTTCCTTTTGCAATAATAGATGATGGACGGCCTGAGGAAGGCGTTATAAATTCACAAGAGGAGATGAATGAATACATCAATACCAGAAATAAAGAAGACTGGTTTATATACAAATAGCATTTTTTATAAATATTGAATAATTCAATAGAACAAATTTGTTATTCTTAGAAGGAGATAAACAATGGCATTTCAAGTATCACCCGGAGTTAATGTAAGTGAAGTTGATCTTACTACTGTAGTGCCTGCAGTTTCTACTACAACAGGAGCAATCGCTGGACATTTTAGATGGGGAACAGTTGATGAGAGAGTATTAGTTGATTCAGAAGATAGGCTAGTATCTAATTTTTATAAACCCAATGCTAATACGGCAGATGACTTCTTTACTGCGGCCAACTTTTTATCATACGGAAATTCACTATTTGTAGTCAGAGTTGTTGATACAACATCTGGCGCAAGCACTCAAGCTATAAATTCAGTAACTGGATCACAAGCGGCTTACATTTCTAATGCAGATTATTATAATGAAACATATTCACATAATTCAAGTAGTGGAGATTGGGTTGCAAAATACCCTGGAATATTAGGAAACAGCTTAAAAATATCTGTATGTCAAAGCAAAGGAGCTTATGAAAGTAGTGTTACAGTAGCACAAACATACTCAATAACTCAAAACACTAAAGAACTTAAAATTAATACTAATTCATTTACACCTACAAACGATTTTGCAGTAGGCGATGTATTACTATTAGGTACAAATAACGAACAGAAAAAGATAGCATCAATGTCTGGTAATACTATCACTTTAGATAGTAATTATACAGGCGACACTTTAACAAGAAGTGCTACAGCTATTACCAGAAGATGGGAATTTTTCAATAACTTTAATCAACCACCAACAACAACTAATTATGCTAATAATGTAAACTCTACTGGAGATGCTTTACATGTAGCGGTTGTAGATGAAGATGGTGAGATTACTGGTGCTAAAGGATCAGTATTAGAAACTTATGAAAATGTATCTGCGGCCAGTGATGCTAAAGATGATCAAGGCGGAAACATCTTTTATAAAGATAAAATAAACCAAGAGTCGAACTGGGTTTGGTGGGGCGCACATAACTCTAACATAACAAATGCTGGTAAAAGAGCGATGGAAAGTAATGATGGTACAGCAAATTCTGGCACACAATATGGTGGTAATGCTTTACCAATTACAAACAGCTTTACACTAGGTAAAGATGGTAATACTCCTGGAGCTTCAGCTTATAACTCTGGTATAGACAGATTTAAATCAACTGAAGATGTTGATATATCTTTATTATTAGGAAGTTCAGCGAATACAACTAGAGCTACACACATTATCAATAATATAGCCGATCATAGAAAAGATTGTGTCGTAGTGGTATCACCAGAAAGAGCAGATGTCGTAAACAATGACTCTTATGAGGGTAAGCAGAGACAAGACATTATAGCATATAGAGATGGATTACCAAGTTCTTCGTATGCAGTAATGGATTCAGGTTGGAAATACATGTTTGACAAGTACAACGATGTATTCAGATATGTACCTCTGAACGGAGATACTGCTGGACTTATGGTTCAATCAGACTTAACAAGAGATCCATGGTATTCACCAGCTGGATACAATAGGGGTAATGTTAAGAACGCTGTAAAGTTAGCATTCAATCCTAATAAAGCAGATAGAGATGAACTATACAAAAAAGGTATCAACCCAGTAGTAACATTTCCTGGACAAGGTACTGTATTATTCGGTGATAAAACAATGTTAGCACAGCCGAGTTCTTTTGATAGAATAAATGTACGAAGATTGTTCATTGTACTAGAAAAAGCTATTGCAACTGCGGCTAAATTTACACTATTTGAGTTCAATGATGCTTTTACACGATCACAGTTCAAAAACTTAGTAGAGCCTTTTTTACGAGATGTTCAAGGAAGAAGAGGTATTACAGATTTTGCTGTAGTGTGTGACGGAACGAACAATACAGGTGACGTAATAGATAGAAATGAATTTGTTGGTGATATCTACATAAAACCAGCACGTTCAATCAATTTTATTCAACTCAACTTTGTAGCGGTGCGTTCTGGAGTAGAATTTTCTGAAATAGTTGGTAAAGCAACATAAATAAAGGGACAGGAGAGAAAATATGGCTTTTAATGTAAACGAATTTTCTGGTGCCCTAAAAGGCGGTGGTGCAAGAAGTTCACTTTTTCAAGTGAATATAACTAATCCAGCAAACGGAGTTGCGGACTCTATAGTTCCATTCATGACTAAAGGCGCTCAAGTACCAGCGGCCACATTAGGAACAATTGAAGTACCTTATTTTGGAAGACAACTTAAAGTAGCAGGTAATAGAACTTATGCGGAGTGGACTCCCACTATTATAAATGATGAAGATATGAGTATAAGAAATGCAATGGAACAGTGGAATCACTCAATTAATAGTGTTCAAGGTAACTTGAGGGCTACTGGTGGTTCTTCACCAGCATTGTATAAAGCTACTGCACAAGTAACTCAGTTTTCAAAAACAGGTGAAATACTTAGAATATATGACTTTGTTGGATTATATCCTTCAGAAGTAGGAACTATCGATCTGGCTTGGGATGCAGAAACCATACAAGAATACACAGTGACATTTCAATATGATTATTGGCAAATTTCAGGTGGTACCACAGGTAACGCTGGCGGAATTTAATTGATTTCGTGAGTCATAAATAGTATAAGACACACGTAAAAGGATATAATATGGCAGAAGAAAGAAAAGGTTTTCTGCGAGAAGCAGTAGAACTATTCGGATTTCGTATAGGTAGGCCCGAAAAAGAAGAACCATTACCTTCATTTGTTCCACAAAATATCGAAGATGGCGCAGTTGCTATCAGCGAAGGTGGAGCATTCGGAACTACAGTTGATCTTGATAATAAAATCAAAAATGAAACTCAATTAATCACAAAATATAGAGAAATGGCTTTGCAACCAGAAGCAGAAAAAGCCATTGATGACGTATGTAATGAAGCTATAATTACAGATGATAATCAATTACCCATAAATTTAGATTTAGATGAAGTTGCAACTGTCTCTGCTAGTGTTAAAGAGATGATGAGAGATGAGTTTGAGTATATTCAAAGACTTTTGAAAATGAATACGAAAGGTTATGATGTATTTCGTAACTGGTATGTCGATGGAAAAATATACTATCACATTGTTATTGATTTAAAAAATCCTAGAGCGGGTATAAAAGAATTAAGATATGTTGATCCTAGAAAAATTAAAAAAGTTAAGAAACCAGTAAGAAAAAATCAACAAGCTCAGACAATAGGAAAAGAAGCTCTTGAGAAAAAAATGGAAGAGTTTTATCTTTATCAAGGAAAAGGTGTAAGTGATAGTACGTCAGGCATAAAAATAGCACCAGATGCTATAGCATATTGTCACAGTGGAGTGTTAGATAATAAAAATTATAATGTTTTGGGACATTTACATAAAGCTATTAAACCTCTGAATCAGTTAAGAATGTTAGAAGATGCTACAGTTATCTATAGACTCGCAAGGGCACCCGAAAGAAGAATATTCTATATTGATGTAGGTAATTTACCAAAACAGAAAGCAGAACAATATCTAAGAGATATGATGGTAAAGCATAAAAATAAACTTGTATATGATGCAAATACAGGTGAAGTCAGAGATGATAGAAAATTTCTTACCATGCTTGAAGACTATTGGTTACCTAGAAGAGAAGGTGGCCGAGGAACAGAAATTACCACATTACCAGGTGGACAAAATCTTGGTGAATTAGATGATGTTAATTATTTCAGACGTAAATTATACGAAGCACTTAATGTACCTATTTCTAGACTAGAGCAAGAAACTCAATTTAATGTAGGTAGGGCTTCAGAAATAACAAGAGATGAGATTAAATTTTCTAAATTTATCACAAGATTACGTTCAAGATTTTCTGAATTATTTTTAATATTACTTGAAAGACAACTTTTACTCAAAGGTATTATGACTTCTGCTGAGTGGAGTGAAATGAGAGATTTAATAAAGTTTAATTATCAAGAAGACAATCATTTCTCAGAACTCAGAG